CCAGGACGTACACGGAATCCAGATGGATCTAAAATCGTATACAGTTCTTGGATCGGTCTTAGCGTAAACTGAATTTCACACTCGTGGTACTGAAGTCCAACAAGGGGCAGCGCTTTTGTAATGCTCTCTGAAAACCAGAGTGGTAATGGTACATAAATCGTTTGTCCATTAATACTCGGTTGATTGAGCTGTTGCACAATAGTTGTGTTCTTAACTACCGTTGGGTATCCACGACGGATTTCACCTCCAGCATAGACACCTTTTGATGGATTTGTCAATTCAGGAACTTCTCCCACTTGATACTTCCATTTTTGAAAGGTGTCTGTATCATAGTCAGCGTGAGCACGAGCAATAATATAATCACTATCAAATTCTTGAATTTTCTGACCACCCACGAAGAAGGAACAGTTCTGAATCAATTGGGCCCCCAGATGATTTGTCCACTGAAATTCATATTGCGCTTGACGCTGTGGCGTAAATTCAAGAAATTTACTAAAAATGTCAGGAATCTGAAAGCTGAATGTCATATCAGTGACTAAATCTGCAATCCGCTGAATTTTTGCCCTCAGTTTTACAGGTTGGTCATAAAACAGTTCATTTGGCCCTTCCAGCGCAAGTGTGGCATTTTCCATAGAAAAATGACTGTATCGTTTGAAGACCTTGTAGAAATAGGTAAACTCTGGATTTCCATTAAGAATCACATTTTGTGAACCGTAACTAACAAGTGCTAGTAATCCGCCACCGGGCATAGGCGACTCTCCTGTTTAGCACTTGATAGTTGAATAGTGAAGCTTAACGCTCTATAGAATTTACCTGGAGTAATTGGACACCCACCAACTATCCTCGAGATAGGGAGGACTATCTTGATCGTGTGTCTCCGTACGTTTACTGGGTCCTTCATCCACTAGGCTCTGAATCTCTGTATATGAAAGAGCATAACTGAAATAAATCAGATTGCTCATACTTCCAGAATACGTTCCGTGAACAATCAAATCTTTACCATTCAAGCTAGGAATCATCGTAGGATTCAAGCGGCAAGGGCGTTGGTTGAACAAATACAAGTTCCCAAAGTTCTGATAGAGCACACCACCCTCTACATTGAGCTTCTTGGATAGATTTCCATTAATATACACTTCAATGTGATTATTACGTGCAACAACCACAACGTGCACCCACTTCTTCACCGGAAGATTCTCAAGATCTACGTAATTATTCCAGGTCTTGGACGAATTCATATAAACACGAAGAGTATTGGTGTTGGAATGAAGGAAAATACCAGGTCCAAGTAGGGGATAGGGCGTAGGATTTCCCTTGTGGAGAATATGTAGCAAACCAGCTTCTTGCTTGAAGCTATTTGGATTGATCCAGAGGAAGAAGGCATAGGAAAACTCAGCTCCACTGCGCTCATTATCGGACAGAGGCAAGAGGACAGCATCTCGTACAGTAGGATTTTGCTCAAACTCACGGGGCTTATCCTCTGCCGACACTGTCATCGGAAGGAGAGCAACACGAACTCCTGTCGTTTGCTTGAAGCTCTTGTAAATTGCTTCGAGGGACAACAGGATGATGTAAAGCACGGTTGCCATCGCGACAGTCAATAAGAGCTGGGGCACAACTCCTGTACCCAAGATGTATGACATTGGACCAGCCTGGTTAAAGGCATTTGTACCACTGTTGCTGTTCATCGTATCTCTATCAGCTTTTTCTAAATAAAGTTTAGTCCAACCTTGATTTAGAAATTAGTCATCTTTATTGGGTAATATTTTGTTTAGGGAAATCCATTGCCCCAGCCGCCTTAGGATCAAACATAGCCTTCACATATTCCCAGAAGGTGTATTGAGGGCCAGGTCCTGACATATAGAGGCGCCAAACTTGCTCGGGATTGAGAGCATAGTTATAGGCGCTTGTGTTACTGACAAATCCTCCAAAGCCCTTGTAGTTACAGATAGACATTGCGAGGTTGTTCTTATCCACCTTATAGAAGGCAGGGAGTACGCAACTACGAGCCAACTTGCCATCAATATAGACGTCACAAGTCTTATTATTGAGTGTAACAGTGACTTGGATCCACTTTTGGAGCTCCAGATTCGACACGTCACACGGGCGACTATCATCTGTGAGTGAAGACTCCATCTGGAGATTTCCAAAGATGTTGGTGAGATTTGCGACAGATAAGTCGGCACCAGTATCTGCGGGAGTGCTAGATGCTGTTCCAATCGTAGGGCCAGTACCTGACTTGGTGTGTATACGAACACTGAGTGTGTTCTTAAAGGGGCCTAAGAAGACCGCTAGGGTAAGAAAGCTACTACCACCAATGCTTAGAATATGCTTATTCATTCCACGATTCACCGCGTAATCGTTGACATAAATCCAGGTATTTACAGTATACTCACCACCTTCATATAATGCCGGAAGTTGATCCCCTGTAACAATAATCGGCTGATCTGCTGATGCCGGTGTAACAGCATTCAACACAATCTTACCCTCCAGACCCGTAGGGCCAAACAAGAACTGATACAAGTAATACAATGCAACAAGGGCAAGGATCACAAATACTACCTTGCCAACAAGACCGCCGCCAGGTAATGATGATGCTGCTTCCATAGGAATGCCTCTCTGAGAAGAAGAGAGATTCTAGATTGGTGAGTGCATCCTGACTGGAGGATGATCTCACTAGATACCTATGCATATGGTGTTGACCATTCTTTCAGTGGATTGACTGCTTCTGTGGTACTTACACTCGCACAAAAGATTCCACCAGGACAGCCTAGCTTGGGAAACATCGACGACCAATCAATCGGCTTATAAGGTTCATAGCGTGTATCGGATGTTTCTCCCAACTCAGCACGGACTTCTGGTTCACGAATCGCTGTCGGAATAACTTTAGGGCCAACAAATTCTCCACGAAGCATTGAACCACTCCCAAACGATAATTGAGATGAATTAATTGAAGGATAGAATTGAGTTCTAGAACTACCTACAACCTTACCATTATAATACACAGTGTAGCGACGACCTTCACGAACAATAGCAAAATGTACCCATTTTTGTTGAGGGAATGGCTCAAGAGGAATTTCTTCAATCTTAGCCCCTGTTGGGCTCTGGGTTTGAATGGCTAGAACAGTCTTTGGTGGCGACTGTGATGTTCCATCTATCAGTTGGAGTTGTAGAACGCTTCCAATCCGAAAGGGAATGACACGGTTTGTTGCTTGAAGACTTGGAGTGCGATTTTGAACCATACAATTCAAATATACCATAAAGGTTGCCCCAGCGGGAGTGAGAAATCCATCACGAGTTTGGCTTGGGTTTCCAACATTTACAGGAACAGACAAGTCACCGTGTGAGGGAGACAGGGCCATTAGAAGTTTTGGCCTTGTAATTTGTAGCACTAAACTAGCAATTCCAGCAGCTAGAAGTAACAAGGCTAACCCAGCAAGTAATATGCTTGACAGCTCCATTCGGCGCTTTCCTATTATGCCGCACAAGAATCAGGAAGGTCCTTCAAGTCAAAGTCTGTTGCGGATCCATATGCGCGAAACTCGGCAGGAGATAAGGGGCGAGGGAAGACTCGGAGATTGCGCACTCGTGCTGTTGTCGCAAGAATTTCTCCAAAGGGTGGCTGTAAGGGACCCTCAATTGCTGCCAAAGGGGCAGGATGTGCCTTGCTTCGCACAAGCCATCCATTGACATAGACCTCAAGCACCTTTGTTCCTATCATCACACCAAGACGTATTGCCTTGCGCACTGGAATATTCGGAACAATAATTGTTTCTACGGTTGATTGCTGCTCTCCAGGTAGGCGAGTTTGTACACTTATGTTGAGGTCATTTGTGAGCTTATCCAAGTATGCAATCACATTAAAGCTATTGGCAATTGTCATAATCGTATCGGCATCCGAATAGGTTCCCTGATACGGGAAAGTCTTGGGTCCTCGTAGGAACAAAATGCGGGGCTTTCCAGTATTGGACGTAGGATTGTCCACTTGAATATCCAGAAGTAGACTCCAATTCTGAAATACTGAACCCAGAGGCGTTTCGTTCTGTTGAATATCCTTCACGGATTCAGGTGTTTTCCAATAGAGTTTAGAATCATCACTACCGGGAAGGGGTATAAGTCCCTTTGAGCCAGGACGCGTCTTAAATATCGGTGTAATAGTGAAATGGACAAGCACTAAAATCACAAGAAGCAAAATCAACAGTGTAATAAAGTAATAGAGGTACTGAAGAACTCCAGTGTTCATTCCATTTGTCGTTACATATGCTGGTTCAACTCCGTATCCTGAATTGAACAAGCCACCGCCCCGTTGACCTGTAGGCATCCTAATCCTTTCTAGTGAAATAATAATAGAGTCCACCGAGCACAGAAGCGCCAACAATCGCAGCACCAGCAAATTTGACTGCTGAAGCAAGTTGATAGGCATCCATATCTTGAGGAGTCCAGACGGGACTACGTCCTAGCTCTCCAAGCTTATGGTAGAAGGCAATTGCTTCTAGCTCAGAAACTTGAGGCTTACCAAGATCTTTATTGACTGCATTGTGAATATTCACTGTCCAACGAAACAGGTCTTCTTTAGTATCAAGGCTAGGAGTTATTGGCATCTCCTTCAAATGATCGGCATAGTGAATACGACAAATGGGACACGGAATCAAATGGGTAAGACTTTCAAAAAATTCCTTTGCAGCTTTCTTTTCAGCGTACGATGGCTCTTTTGGGTATCCTAGAGCCGTTATATGCATTGTATGCCAGTAAAAGGGCCCCCATGTCGATGGTGGAATACGACCGGGCATAAATCCTATTGAAGAGTGAGATCTTCTCTTGGATTTCATAACCGCATAGATGTAAAGCAATACTATGATAGTAGTTAGGAGATGGCAACAGCGAGATACACCAAACCACAATGTTCAAATTGTGGGCATCTTGGGCACCATTTTAGGAGCTGTACAGCACCCATTTATAGTTATGGGATTCTAGCCTTTCGTATGCCAACAACACAATGGTCATCACCAACTGTAATCTGTAAAGGGAAGCTTCCCACGTTTCCTATAGATTCTTCTGAAGTCTTAATGATTCAACGACGCGATAGTATTGGATTTATTGAAATTTTACGGGCAAAATATAAAGTCACTGACATTCCGTATATCTGTGCTCAACTTGAGGGGACAACTCAACAAGAAAGAGATATGCTAAAGACAAAATCCTTTGAAGACCTTTGGGCAGGCCTCTGGGGAACAACTACCTTTGAATCCAAGCAATATCGGCAGGAATTTGAACAAGCAAAAGTGAAATTTGAGATGCTGCGTGAGGGCGTTGAAGTGGATGGCAAACAAATCACACTTGCCGAACTATTAGACACAACTCCTGTGCTATGGAAGACACCAGAATGGGGATTTCCAAAAGGTCGGCGAAATACCTTTGAAACGGATTTGGCGTGTGCGATGCGGGAATTTGAAGAAGAAACGACACTTAAACCTGGTCAATATACTCTATTGGAAAATCTACAGCCTATTGAAGAATCGTTTTATGGAAATAACAATATTCATTATTGTCATATCTACTATATCGCCATTGTCCCATATGATACTGAGCTAGGAAGTCCAAGTGATCATCCTGAATTGGCACGTGAAATTAGTAAATTGGCGTGGGTGTCGTATGGCCAAGCAATTCAACAAATTCGCGATACCAACCCTGAAAAACGTGACGTGTTGCGCCGAGTAAAGACGATGTTATCTCAACTTACATTGATTTCTCTTCCAGAATAATCTGCGTGATTATGAACTCTTCCTTCTTTAGGAGTAAAGTAGGAAGATGGCCGATGAGGACTTTAATTTTAATGAAGCATTTGGCAACAATGTGGCGAATGTAAAACAGCCTACACCCCGTCCTGCTTCAGCTCAAGCAGAAAGCACAGAGGTAGCAGAAAATGCTCCTGAAGAAGAACTAGAAGAAGTTGAATTGAATGAGGATGATGCAGCACCTGAAGTGGCCCCTGAAGAAGCCCCTGAGGCAGCTCCTGAAGAAGCTCCTGAGGTAGCTCCTGAAGAAGCCCCTGAGGCAGCTCCTGAAGAAGCTCCTGAGGCAGCTCCTGAAGAAGCTCCTGAGGCAACTCTAGAAGTACCCGCAAATATGCCTCCTATAGTTCCACTGAATATGTCTCTCGTTGGAGTCAATGATGAAGAACTTGTCCGAATGTGGAACGCTGAACTGAACACAGCATCACGCGCTCGTATTGTCGCCGAGATGGAAAAACGTGATCTCTTTCCAAAGGACTATGTGGACAAGATTACTGCAGATGGGGGCTTGTATCCTGACTCTGAAGACCCTAACTTTATTTCACGCCTACTCTCCAAAGCAGAATTTGCCGATACTGCCAGTGCACCCTTTGATATTGCCGAGAATCCCTGCCAAGCCGGTCCCGACTTTGAAGTAACTCCTGTTCAGCGTTTTGTGGCCAACTTTATGCATCCCAATACGCCCTATATGAGTATGCTCCTCTATCACGGTGTTGGAGTTGGTAAAACCTGCGCAGCTATTCAAGCAGCCGAAGCGTATCTTGATGTCTATCCTCGTAAAAAGGTAATTATTGTTGCCCCTCCCAACATTCAACCTGGATTTATTCGGACTATCTTTGACCCTGAGCGCTTAGTAATTGGAAAGGGTGACCAACTTAACAAGATGAATGGATGTACTGGCGACACCTATTTTCGTCTCACTGGAACTGGATTGACACGTGAAAAGGACGATATTCTCCGTCGTGTGCGCAATGCAATTAAACGCCGTTATGAATTCTTTGGATACCTCCAATTCCGCAATAAGATTCGTGAAATCATCAAGACTGTATCGACAGTTGGTACTGAAGAGGAAGTCCGTTTCCGCCAGATTGATGCTCTCAAGAAGGCATTCAATTACCGAATGCTCATCGTGGACGAAGCACACAACTTGCGTGATGTTGGAGGAACAGCCATTAAGGGCATTCTTGGCTCTAATGGTGAAGAACTCGACGACGTGGAAGACACTGACACCGTTGGCACGGCAGAGGAACAAGCAGAAGCCAAAGCAGGAAAGCAACTCACACCCTATTTACGCCAGCTCGTAGAATCTACAGATGGAATGAAGCTGTTGTGTATGACTGCTACACCGATGTTTAACTCTGTGCTAGAAATTGTTTTCTTGTTCAATCTCTTACTCCTCAATGACAAGAAAGCCTCTATATCAATGGACAAGCTTCTAAATGAAAAAGGAGAACTTGTAGAGGGTTCAGACCTGATTCTGCGTTGTGTCGCCAGTCAATATGTAAGTTTTATGCGTGGTGAAAATCCAAATTCTTTTCCTATTCGTCTCCTTCCTCAGGGTGAATTGCGACTGACTCCTGAAGCTTATCCTGACCTCGCATTATCCTCTGCTGGAAAAGACAGAGTACCAGAGGAACAAAAAGTGGCAACGTGTCGTCTTCCCCTTGTAGTTAGTGCTGCGACTGAGATCTCACACGCTGGTGAAACAATGATTGCGTTGACAAAAAGCGAGGTCTCAGCATATGGTACACGTTACAATGCCACTAATACACTTCTCCAAGCTGGAAATTGCGTGTATCCTGTTGATAGTGATGATTACAAACAGCGTGTTGGTGTAAAAGGGTTTCAGAACGCATTTGTTAAAGAGGGAAAAAGCTTCAGAGCAGTTGAGACAGAATGGTTAATGGCAGATAATCTTCAGTATTATTCTCCAAAGGCAGCAACTGTACTTAAGTCTATCAAGGGTGCAGAAGGTGTGTGCTTTATTTACAGTCGCTTTGTCATTTCAGGTGCACTCTTCCTCGCACATTGCTTGGAGGCAAATGGATACACTGCATACGGCCGCAGTGAGCGCTACCTTGCCAATGGAATCATCAGTCCTGGAGGTCGTCAATGTGCCCTCTGCCCACTTCGTGAAGAGGAACACGCAGGAGCGCCGCACGGAGCATTCGTCCCTGCCAAGTTTGTTCTACTTACAGGTGATAAGGATCTATCGCCTAAAAATAAAGAAGCAATTGATGCGGCACGTGGAGAGAAAAATGTGGATGGAGGAATTGTCAAGGTGGTGATTGGCTCTCAAATTGCTGGTGAAGGTTTGGATTTGCGATTTATTCGTGAAAATCACATTTTTGACGCGTGGTTTCACTTGAACAAGACAGAACAAATTATTGGTCGTGCCATTCGTTTCTGTAGCCACAGCCTAATTGCCGATAAGGAGAAACGCAATACTACAGTCTATTTACACGTCTTGACCCTTCCTGAAACCAATATGGAAACGGCTGATCTCCAAGCGTATCGTACTGCGTTGGCAAAAGCCGTTCTTGTTGGCAAAGTCAGTCGAAAGATGAAGTTATTTGCAGTGGACTGTAATTTACGTAAGGAGGTGACTGTTTTATCAGGACTTCCCTGTAGAGTTCAAGTGGATGCTCAAGGAGTCAGACGCACAGGGACTCAAGGAGACGCAGAGTGTCAAGCAACAGGGCGTGGTGAGGGTATTCTAGTGGACGATATGCCGTTTACAGCAATTTGCGATTGGATGGAGTGTGAAACAGATATTGCGAAACGCTGCATCCCTAATATTACCATTGACCTGGAATCAGCAGATGATTCTACATATTCTACGTTTAGTGCACAGTACAGAGAAACTCAGTTACAGCGATTTATCCGAAATCTCTTTTCTCGCCAGCCCTATTATAACGCAGAAGAACTTGTGGGATTATTACAGGAAACTGGTGTTCCTCAAGCAGCGATAGATTTTACCCTGCAACACATTATCAATAACCGTATGTTCCGTATTCGTTCTGGGTCTCGTGAGGGATATATCTTGTATAAGAATCGCTATTTTATTTTCCAGCCAGATGTGTATAAAGATACAACCATTCCTCTTGCGCTACGTATTGCTGACTTTCCCATTAAGCGCGATGTGTTTACTCCTAAACCGATTCCTCGTGAAGTCCCTGTAATGAACGAAGTCAAGAAGGCCGCTGAAACCGCACAACAAGTTCTGAAAAAGGAGGGGCAGCTTGAATTCTGGGGTCACTTGATGCGATGGCTAGATAATGTCAGTTCAGGACGTCAAACAACAGTTGGAATTGATATTGAGAGCAAACTGGAACTTGTTGTATCCAATAAAGCAGTTCGTGATGTACTGTTGGATAAATTAACTGGTATTATAATTATGAAGAAGAAAATGGCTGATGGAAATTTATTTCGTCAAATTGTGCGCGAGTATTTTTGGGACGAATGGGTTGACGAACCAACACAACTCTTTTTCCTTCAAAAGGCTGAAGACCAATTTCGTGATATTGCTGAAGAAAATATTTTAACTTCAGGAGCCATAAAAGCATACAGATTTGTGAATGGACAAACCAATATGTTAGATTATTTTTGTGATGGAGCTCCTTGTAATCCAGCTATTCAAGATGCCTTTGAGGAGTCCAAAGATGACCCAGTGAAAAATCGTGACAATACACTTGCTACAACTGGAAATACATATGGATTTATTGTTCCAAAGGCAGGACCGATGGTGTTCAAGACCCATTTGGCCCGAGTAAATCTATCAGAAAAATTCAAGGGTACAGAAGGAAAAGAATGTGTAATTGTTTCTGCTTCGTCCGAATACTTCAAGAAACTCATTGAAACTGGAAAAGATCTTGTCAAATATGGTCACGATGCAATGGGGCTAGACAAAGATCACTTGTATGCTCAAGATGAAATTGTAAATAACAAACGTGCTTGTACTGTGCTTGAACTCACGCTTCGCTATATGGATAAACTCAAGCTAGGGGGAAAACGCTGGTTTTTCCGCCCGCTTGCTGCATATTACAGTGGTCATCGTGGTAAGATTACTCAAGAAGCACGTAAAATTATCGAAAGCTCAAAGGCTGAACAGAAGAAACGTGATTTAGAACGGAAAAAGGCTGAGCGTATAGCTGCTGCAGCTGCAAAGAAGGTTGAAAAGGATGCGGCTAAGGAACGTGAGAAGGTGGCTAAGGCTGCTGCAGCTGTAGAAGCAGCTGCAGGTAAAGCGGGTGTTGAGGAAAAACCAGAAGAAAAACCAACTACAAAACCAAAACTTAAGAGGACATTTAAATTTAAAACAGTTGCCCCCAAACCCAAAGAACCCTAATTCCTAGTGGTCTAAAATTGAATCATTCTGTTTGATAGGTTGTGGTAGGAAGCTATGGAACAGACTGTACTGATTGAACAAAAGGTTGCTCTACCCCCCAAACTCCTCAATAAGGTATCCCAAACCCCTATTGATGACCTTATTCTAGGTCTTCTTCGTGAAAAGTTAGAGGGAAAGTGTAATCAGCACGGATTTGTGATTCCGAACTCTCTTGAACTCCTTTCGCGCAGTATGGGTCAGCTGGATCACGGGCACTATACTGGATCCATTAACTTCTATGTTCAGGCACAAGCAAAGGTCTATAATCCCGCAAATGGTACCCGAGTTACTGGAACGATTCTGAAGAAGAACAAAATGGGTCTGTATCTGATTTACAATGATGCTATTCGTATTCTTGTTCCTCGTGACCTTCATCTTGGTAATGATGCCTTTGAAGCGCTTGAACCTGGACAAGAGATTACTGTTGAGGTGCGCAAATCTCGATTCCAACTCAATGATACCTTTATTCTGAGCATTGGTGTGCTTGTTGGTACATCTGGCCTTCCTACAGCTGATGAGGCCCCTGTAGCTACAGAAGCAGTCCTAGAGGAAGTTGTTGCGTGAGCGTAAATTTATAGGTCTAGTGAACGTCATCTAAAACAGAAATGAGCACTCCGAGCGAGATTGAGGAACGCAAACAGTGCTTAGAGGATACCAAGACTCTGACAAAAGAACAAGCAGAAGGGTTGTTTCGCGTGATTCACGCTGAGCAAGTTGCTTATTCAGAAAATAGTAATGGCATCTTTTTTGATTTAATGTCTCTGAATCTCCAACAATTTTCTGCCGTCAAGTCTTTTTTGCTCTTGTGTAAAACTCAACAACAGTCTGAGCAAGAGCGCACAAAGGAACTGGAGGGTTTCTTGGGCAACCTTCAAGAGGGACAGTGAAGAGAGTCTAAACAAGTTTCGCACTAGACTAGTGAAGAGATGACTACCACTATTGAATGGCCGACTGTACAACGCTGGCTAGACGCAAATCCTACAAAGGGTTTGCGTCTACCACTCTACCAACACGCAGAGACTGTTACGCTTGATAAAGACATCGTGGATGCTGATGGATGGAAGAGTGTGCTTGTAAGTCCTACGACTCCGCTTTCTGCTGTACTTCTGGCTCAAGATCAGCTCTATGCCAGTAGTTCTGTAGGTGCCCGTCGTTCCCTTCTCCGAGATGAGACAACTGACCTCCAGGAAAAGGCAGTTCTTCATCTGAAGGGTGCTGGATGGCCTATGCGCAAGACAGCAGAGGGAATCGCTGGATGTGGACTGGAGGAGGAGCGTCGTTCCATGTGGACGGAACACGGTTGGCGTGCAATCTGCGAGCTTCGCGAGTGCCAACTCGTGCTCTTTGATGAGACAAACCAAGAAGTTCTCTTTTATCCTGAGGATGTGCGCGGCTGGTCTTCTGAACGTGAGACACTGTTTCTGGATGTTGGTGCGCGTAGCCTATACACTCCTCCGTCAGGACAAACCCTGTCGAAGATTATTTGTCTCAAAGAGGCAGCTTCTTGGGCTATTCATTGGCCTCAACTGGATAAGAATATGAAAGTCGAAGAAATCAAGAAAGAAGCTGAAAAGGTTGGAGTTGCTTCAGACAAGGCAACCAAAGATGTTCTTCGTCGTAAAGTGGGACGTGCTCAAACACTAAAACTCTTATCCTCTTGGCCTCCTTTCTAGATAAAATTGGATGGTTCCTCTACTAAAGCCAGAAACACTGACTTTAGTAGAGATAGCAGATGGAACTACACGCTGCTGAATTAGGGCACATCCGTGCTCTGGTATCGGATTGGAAGACCTCTCCCGAAATTGAACTAGAGGCCACATTTGGCTTCAAGGGAGTTGTTGACCTCCAGACCTTTCTGCGTGTTGTCTCTCGTCTCAAGGCAAAAGGATTTAGTGCTCTGCCCCAAGATGAACGCATTACCATTGGCCTAGAAGACTCCCTTCGCTTTACGATCAACGGACAAGGAGAGGTAGCCAAGTACTGTCGCGATAATCGTATTGCTGGAAAGCCATTTGTTGCCATCATCAAGGATCGCTCCATCTCAAAGGAAAATGAAGACAAGGCAAATCTGGACCTGAAGGAATACAATGTCCGTATTAAAGCCCGTCGTGAAAAGCCTCTTGCTGCCGATGATGTAATGGTGCGCGAGGCAATTCAGCGCTGGGATACTGTGCGCAAGTACTTCCGCATCATCCGTCGCTGGACCTTTAAGGATGAGAAGAAGGGAATCAAATTTGACCTCAGTATGGTACGCTCAACTCCTCGTGGAACTCAAGTTCGCTTTCAAGACCAAAATCTTCTTAGTGCCATCCCCACCTATGAGATTGAGGTAGAGCTAGACCGTGCTGTCATCCCTGAAGATGCGACTGTTGATGAAGTTCGTCTCCGTCTTCTTCAAGGCATTGGAGAAATCCTACGTGGTATTCAAGGGACGCCGCTCTTGATTCGCAACTCGGTCAAGACAGCTGTGCTAGAAGAGTACCGCAAGGTCACTGGAACAGAAAAGTTTCGCGGTGTGGCCCCTGTAACCCTTCAACGTGACAATATGGCGAAAGAAATAGATCCTGAAGTCCACAATATCCGTAGTGGCTATAACGTCACAGACAAGGCCGATGGTCTTCGTGTCCACGCTTTTGTGACCGAGAGCGGTGAACTCTTTATGATTGATATGACGATGAATGTCTACAAGACTGGACTCAAGAAGCCCGAATGTAAGCACAGTCTCCTGGACGGCGAGTATGTGACCAATGACAAGGAAGGAAAGGGAATCCAAGATCTCCTGCTCTTCGATATGTATTACAAGCGTAATGGCAATGATGTCTCAGGAAAGGGTTTCAATGATGACCGTTATCCTGCGATGCAAGAGTGGATTGCCGTGTGGAACAATGACGGCGGCCCTACAAAGGAGCTCAAGACTGCTTCTCTTAATGTTGCCCTAAAGATGTTCTACATTGCGGAAGGAGACGATATCTTCGCCAAAGCTGCATCTGTTCTTGACAATCATCGCATTCGTAATTACAAGACCGACGGTCTTATCTTCACTCCAAATGCCACTCCAATTCCTTCTGGCGCTGGTGTTGGTTGGGACGAGCAATTCAAGTGGAAGCCTGCAAAAGATAACACGATTGACTTCCTTGTATCCATCGAGAAGGATATTGAATACACCACACAAGACAAGATCACTGTTGGAATCAATCCTCAGTCACAGGAGTCTATGCGCTACAAGACCCTACGCCTCTTTGTGAGCAGCCGTGAAGATCCTGCTAAAACGGATCCTCGCGCCACGATTCTCAATCAACTGCCAATTGGTCCTCAAGCTGGTGGTCTTGGCCCTGCAAAACCGGTGCTCTTCAATCCTACAGATTATCCTGATACAATGGCAAATGTGTGCTACTTGGAGACGCTCATTGATCCTGACACCAGCGAGGAGATTGTGACGACTGAACAAACAGAAGAACACGCTGCCGAGCCGATTCGTGATAATAGTATCGTGGAAATGCGCTACGATGGAACGAAACCTGCTGGTTGGCGCTGGATTCCGCTCCGTATCCGCTCAGACAAGACTGACCGTCTGGCCAAAGCCAAAGAGGAGGCCAAGAAGGCTCGTGTTCGTGGTGAGCGTGGTCCTCGTGAGGGCATTTACTACAAGACCATGAACTCTGCTCGCACGGCCAATGACAATTGGAACAGTATCCAAAATCCTGTTACGGAACAAATGATTCGTCGTGGACTTGAGGAGCCGACTCCTGAGGAGCAGAAGGCAATGGGTGAGGCAATTCCTGTTGCTGTTCAAAAGAAATACTTTGAACGCAAGGCAGAGACTGTTGACCTCCAAAAGGTACGCGGTCTACGTGATTTCCACAATAAGTATATCAAGGACCAACTCCTCTACGGCGCTGTCTTCGCTCAAGGAGAGGGTAAAAAGCTACTGGATTTGGCGGTTGGTAAGGCAGCCGATTTACAGCGGTGGCGTCGTGGGCGCATTGGATTTGCTCTTGGTGTAGATGCCGCTGGAGAAAATATTCGTGACCCAAAGAATGGCGCCTATGCTCGTCTTCTAAGTAGCTATATCACAAAGCAAAAGTTCAAGGATCGTCTTCCTCTCCCCCCAATGTTCTTCTGCATTGCCAACTCTGCACGTCCTCTAGTCGATGGAACTGCTGGTGAGACAGAAGAAGAGAAGAACATTCTCCGCAGTATCTTTGGTCGTGCTGAACTCACTGGACCAATTCCCAAGATGGTAGAAGAGGCTGGCGCTGGTCGTCTGCGTTCAGGAGCCGATGTTGTTGTCTGTATGTTTGCTCTCCACTACTTCTTTGAGACAGAGGCAATGTTTGATGGACTACTCCAGAACATTGCCGACACACTCAAGGTTGGAGGCTACTTTGCTGGAACAAACTTTGATGGCAAGGCCGTCTTTGACTTGCTCCGCGACAAGAAGAAGGGTGAAAGCCGTGTTGGAATTGACGGTGAGAGCATTCTATGGGAAATCACAAAGGACTATGAGGCAGATGAATTGCCGATTGACGATTCCGCCTTTGGAATGCCAATTGATGTGAACTTCATTACGATTGGAGCCAAGCATCGTGAGTATCTGGTGCCTTGGGAGCTATTGGTTGCCAAGATGGCCACGATTGGCTGTGAGCTGGTTCCTGCTGATGAATTGAAGGCAATGGGACTCCAGAAGTCTACGAATATGTTTGAAGTGAGCTATCAAATGGCCAAGAAGGCAGAAAAGACCAAATACAATATGCCCAAAGCTGTTGAACAATTTAGTTTCCTCAATCGCTGGTACATCTTCAAGCGCACAAGTCTTGGTGCTGGTCGTGTGGGTGACGTGGCCACTGCTGGAGTTGCTGCAGCGCGATCCGCAGAGGTTGCGGCAGCTGCTGAGGGACTCTCAGCTGAGGCAAAGGCTGAACTCCTCGCCCTCAGTGCTGCAACACAAGCGGCCATCCCAGAGGCTGGTGAAGCTCTCGGTGCAGCATCACTTGCTGCCGCTGCTTCTCTCGCATCACGTCGTTTGCCCGCCGACGGTGCATTAGCTGTAGAGGCTGTAGAGTTAGCAGTAGGTGGACCTGGACCTGCTCCTGGAGCACCTGTAGCTCGCACCGTCCCTGTGGATGAAACCATTCGCTCTCTCTTGGATAAGAAGACCTTTACTAAAGCAGAGCTCTTTACATTCAAGGAAACTTCTGTTGAGTTTGACAAGACCCTCAAGCTTCCTGAGCGCTATGCCAGTTACGCTGCTCGCTGGATGGCACCCAATGCCCCTTTCCGCATTATTGACCCTGTGGACTCTGAAGAATTCCCCAGCGTTCTCCACTTTATGCTCGGTATGAAGTTCAAATATGCTTCAGGAGCACCTGGTCTAGCAACAACAATCTTCTCCGTCAATGGCATTCATCAATCCTACACCGTCCAGCGTCTGGAAGCCAGTAAGAAGGGAACACTCACCGCAGCCCGTGACCGTGACCTCTTGGAAGAGGAGACGAAAGAGATTGAGAGAACGGCGCGTGTTGAGCTCAAGAAGAAGGCTGTCAAGTTTGATGAAGGACTGTGGACTACCAAGAAACAAGGATTCTTAGAGGAGGCTGTGCGCCAACGTCTCCAGCGTGACAAGAAATTCTGTGTGATTGCTGATGCGGCTCTTACCCAAGACAAGTACTTGCTGTATGAGGACACAAAGACAAGTGAACTTGGCGGTGTGCGTACAATCACTGGTGCCATCAGTGGTGAAAACATGTATGGTCGTATGATTATGCAACTAGCAGCCTCTGATCCTGAAACACTCAAGGCTTGCTTAGCACTTCCTGAAGTCTAAAGAGTAGAATCTATAAACCAAGTGTATGGATACAGATCCGGATCTTGAGCAGGGTCTAGTTGCTCCCCGCAAAAAGATGTGTTGTAGTAAATATGCGCAAGTAGAAACACGTCGTGCTCTATATTGTATATTTGGGTTTACGTGTGGAATTATCTTTTTAGTAGCGATGGGATTTATGGTCTATTTATGTTATTATATGCTTGCGAATAATTACTAGCGGTCTAAACCCGACTCTGTATAGATATCCAACCAATGCAAGCTCTCGGTCGTATTGCTCTATCCACGATGATTGCCTACACAGCCCATTATGGGTCTACCAAGCTCTACAATGAGATTTGTGTTCCTGACGGTATCTGGGGATTTTTTCAGGGACTTATCGCAACAGGAAGCCCTGTTTGCCAAGCAGTCTATGCGGTGATGACCCACAGTCAAGTGACGTATAGTAGTTTCATTGTGCTTGGACTAGGAAGCCTTGCGATTGAGGCACTTCCTAGTTATAAGAAGCAAGAGACTGCTCCAGAAACAACCGCATAAAGAATCTTTAGAATAGTCTACTAAGAAGGCTATGCCAAAGAATCCTCTCAAATGGCAAAGTCTTGCCATTAAACATCGTAATGAACGTGACCTTCATATTGAATTTGATGAACCTACACACCGTTACACAGTAGATGGTGAGAGCAATGGCTGGGTGAGCAGTACTGGATTTTATCACCTCTTTTTTCCTCATTTTGACCCTGACAAGACAATTGCCAAGATGATGAAGTCAGTTAGCTGGTCACAGAGCAAGTATTATGGAATGACCGCCGCACAAATCAAGGAACAGTGGAGCAGTTCAGGAAAGGAGGCATCAGAGGCCGGTACAGAAATGCACTTGGCCATTGAAATGTTTCACAATGGTGCAGAAGACTTGATTCCACAGAAACTTAAAGAGACTGCCGAGTGGCGCTATTTTATGAATTTCTGGCGCGAGTGTGGAAAAGATCTGGAGCCGTATCGCACCGAGTGGGAAGTGTGGTCAAAGGAATATAAGCTCGCTGGAAGCATTGATATGGTGTATCGGAAGAAATCTGATGGAACTTTTGTAATTTACGATTGGAAGCGCAGTAAGGACATCAAGACAGAAAATCGGTTTGAGACTGGATATCCTCCTGTAGACCATCTTCCTCACACCAATTACTGGCACTATTCTCTTCAGCTGAATATTTACAAGTGGTTTCTCGAAACCTATTATGGCCTTACGATTTCAGATATGTATCTCATTATTCTTCACCCAGACAATACCAACTATCGTCGGTTGCGTCTGAATAATCTACAGGACTGTATTCAAGATATGCTAGAGTGTCGTAAGAGGGCGTTAGATAGTGGATCAAAGTCCTCTGTGCTTATTCCGCTGCCGCAGGTGGCTCAGGAGGAGGTCGCACCACTTTTCGTTGACGAGTAAGTAAGCTAGGCTTTGGTCGCGCTGGGGCAGCCGCATTCGGTTTGGGTAGTGCAGCAGCCGCATTCGGCTTTGGTTTTGCTTTTAGTAACACCTTTGCTTTTCTTTCGTGTTTCAACTCGCGTGTAAGCTCAGGAAGAATCCAATCCATTGGAATCACGTAGCTATTTGTTTCAATATCCATAACATATCCAGGACCCTCTGGGGCATCTGGGACAAGAAGAATCAGACCAGGTTTTGCATCGGCATTTGAGGGTGCACGTGCAAGAGGAGGTGTATCTGGTTGTAACACAAGAACTTGTACAACAGACACCTTGACTTTATCTGCTAGTGCACCCAATGTAGCTGCTCCAAAGGCATCTGTAGAGGTATCTACAGCTGCCCGTTGAGCACTGAACTGTTCTAACAATGTATCTACACGAGAACTATCTGCTGTTCCTACAAGTCTGAGTGCTAGCTTACCTTTTCCTTCAGGAGAAATATAGGCATCTACTTCAGCAGGAAGCTCTTGGACATCTAGAACAGCTAAACGTGCTCGTTTTTCTTCCTCTGACTCCGTTTGGCGACTAAATTCCTCGTAGCGTGTTGGCTTTTCCCACATTGACCGCTGATTGTCGTCTCGTAAAAGTGTATACCACGCGGCAGATGTCTCAGGGAGAATCCATTCTGTTCCAATGTGAACATTCCGTGATGGCACTTGGATTTTCCGCACACCTTGATTCAGTAGTTCAGCACGACGAGCAGGAATTCTCAGAATTTCATCAAATAGCCTGAGCATAAAGTACCGAACAGCCTCCACACGACGCTCCTTTCGTTGGGCAGTGTATCCTACAACAACTTGGTTTGGAGTATGAATCCTACATTGACCATCCTTAACTGCGCAAAACCCATCACATTTGTCCTCTGATTGATCAATACAATCTGCGCGGAAGACAACTGGTTCAATAGCAAATGTCTCATAGGAGTCAGGAGCAAACCACGATTGAATGGTAGACCCAAGTTCAATCTCTAAACGGCGCATTTTTTCGTATATTGGAATTGTCTTTTCACGATACAAGAGACGGTCAACAAATTGTCTTACTCTTGATCTCTGTTCTGTCTTGGCAATCCAATTACTAAAACTCAACCGCAAATGTTGATAGATTTGTTCGGCCAGCTCACGTCCAAGTAAATATGGTGTGTCAGTATATGCTTCTACTGGCTTTGTTTCTTCACCAGTCTCAGGAAATGCTCCAAAACTAATCGCACGATTTAATTCATACTCAAACCGAAACCAGTCAGCTTGTTCAAGAGGAATTAGCCCTTTTGTTACACCTTCAGATTCATACGGTAAACAGGGTAAGTTGATCAATTGAGTAACACCAGGTACACCAAGACGGAACCCTATAACTTGATCAGTTGTCAAAAATCCATTGAGAGTGTAGAGTTTACTCAGAGGCTGAAGTTTAGGAGCAAGTGTTGTATACACATCTTCTACATCTATAGGGACTGCATACTCAATACTTTGTAGTCCCAAATGAAGTTGTATGTCACTAACATTAAAGAGGGGATTTCCATCATCAGCAACTGGAATGAGGACTTCTTGTTGAACTGTGGACATAGCGCGAACTGTAATGGCAACCAAATGATTTGAGGAATCGCGTACAATACCCTCAATCTTAAAGGGTTTAATTAATTGAATCATTTGTGTTAGGGGGATTAGTTCACGAGAATCAATTCCGCGCTGAAGCGTAAATGCTCCACGAAACGCCGAACGACACTGTGTGCGAAATTCCTTGTAGCGTTGTAGAACAATTGGTGGGAAATCGGTTGCTTGTAGCATTTCTTGTGAAATGGAATAAAATGCTTCTTGTTGGATTGGTGCTGTATCTTTTTCAATGATTTGATCAATGTACATCAGTGGTTCCCAAATTCCAGAAGGTGGGTGATAGGTGAGAAAGGCCAGCTTATTGTTGTTATAGCGATCCATATCTAGACCCAAAAGAGGGCAAGAAACCTCAACATCTGTCGCAGGATCACGAGGATTGCCCTTGTAGGTTATTGTTAGGACAGTAAGACCTAGTTCAGCAAGTAGATGAGCAAAGTACTTGAGTTGTTTCTTTTGAGAAGGATCAATAATATACTTCTTAAATTTACTATAGCTTTTCTTCAATCGTTCAAGTTCTAATTCAGAACCTTCAACATTGAGTTGCGTCGCAAGTTTAGTAAATTCGGCTTCTTCATCCGCATCGACTTCATATTCAGGATCAAAGAAGTCCAACAATAAATTTCCAAAATTTAAATGGAGAAATAGACGTATGTTGACTTTAATGAGATTTAAGAAATAACGTTCAACCTCTGCAGTTGTATTCATTCCTAAACACGGTGCGAGTGCCGCAAAAAGGCTTTGATTATTTTGAATGGTACGATTAAATACACCCAGACGGAAAAATCCGTGTACATCTGGCTTGAACTCTTGACGAACTGCAGAACGAACCACCATTGAGGCAGAATCTTGTCCTAAGTAGGTGTCCAGTGCTAGATTTGGCATACCAATTTTGCCAGGTTCAAGAGGAAATTTCTCTGGGCCAACCACATACTCGCGATGAATCTTGTAGCGCAGTTGGTCATAATTGACGAGTTGTTGCACACGAATGAGAAGGGAATTTCTCACCGATGCCTTTTCCTCTTCTTCTCGTTCTGCCTCAGCCTCAGCAACAGCAGCTGCGCTTGTTTTGGGAGAAACATCACGGAGACGACGGAATCGTTCATCTGCCCACGCAACATCCTTTCTAGACACAAAACAACACGGCATATCAAATCCTAGAGGGTGAGCTGGATTTTTCAAAAAATTAATATATAAGTGCTTTTTGGAGGATTGTTGCTTGACACGGCGACGATGAACCGTCTGACCAGGAAGAGGATGTTTACGGTCATTGGGTGAATCACCAAAGAGTGTACCACCACAGAATGGGCAAGAATTTGCTGCCTTTGGCTCGCCATTTCGGTCTTTAGTTCCCTTGAACTCTTCAGGAATCAGAGGAAGTAAATCACGCAAGCAAAAATATTCTGCGCAGAGATAGTAATTAGGGGCTGATGCATCAGATCCATACCGCAAGACTGTAATTTGCAAATGTTTTCCTTTTGCATCTTGGATTGTTTCTAATGTATTGGGAACACCGTACACAATAAATCCTATTTTATTTTCTGCTTCATCCTCTTCATAAATCGAACGCATATTCAAGTACTGCGCTTGACTGAGAATTGCTGGCTGACGGTCATCATTTGTCGCACATTGACTGGTCCAGTGACGAGTTCCTGTAGTGACTTTGTATTCAAAGAGACGATTATCTAACTTTTTGAGACGTGAAATGTACCACTCATAGGGAATAATCGCTTGTTCGCCTTCCTCCTTTACTTTTAGCGCTTCTTTTCCCTTCTTTGGCTCTGAAGGAGCTAGAGCAGGTACAGGTGCTGGCGCTACTACCTCTTCCTCATCCCCAAATCCCTCAAAGTCATCAAGTACAAGATCTGGTTGCGCCAATCCAACACCTGGCAAGGTTCCTTCACGCTCCTCCGCTTCTTCCTCAAGAGACTCTTTGGCAACCGCTTCTTCAGCTTTTGCAGCTTTAGCAGGAGCAACCAGTTTGTGCAGTTGAAGCACTTCATCCCATTCTTCTTGAGTTCCGTAAAAGACAAGTGATAACACTGTACAAATAAGTTGCACATGTTCAAAACTATCCACATTCAACAGTTGGAAATTAAACGTGGTCACATTTTCAGATGTGATGGCAATTTCAATTCCAGCATTTTCTACTGGAAGAAACTCCTTTGCATCAGGATCAGCTATGGTCAGCTCCGCACGCTTGGTCAAGTAGGTCTTAATATATCCAATGGCCTCGTCCACAGAAAGTTCAAACTCATCTGCCAAATGCTCAGCATAGAATTGCATCGCATCATCGGTAGGCAATCCCTTTCGGCTGAAGAAAAAAGTCAAATAGGCCGCAATTTTGTCTTCTTGAACAAAATTACTTACACCCTTGAAGCGAAACATAAACAGAGGCTTTTGCATTCCTTTGGGAACAGAGGCTGGCTGAAACAGAGTTCCTAGCTGTTCAAACCGCTCTGCAACTTTGCGACGAATGTCTTTGGGAGGCACTTCATCAAACTCTAAATGTATTGTGAGTTGAGCACGGAAGAGTTTCGCTTCCTGCAAATGAATTGGTAAATCCACCGCTGTGTCATAGAGGAGTTTACCAAGCTGCCCCAAATCGTGTTGAACATCAATTTGTCGAATATCCTTTGGTGGCTGAAGAATAAAGTTTGCTGTGCCATCGTCGCTGATGATATAGGTTCCAAAGAGCGGTGGAGCACCCACCTGCTCTTTACGCACAAGCGCCTTGATGTATAGCACAGACTTATCGGCTATAGGGGTTGTGTCTTCAGTCCATGTTTTCAGTAATGTTACATCGTGGACCAGTGGAAGTCCTATCGATTCAGGTTGATACAGTTTGGTGATAGGGGTTGTATTAGGGGTTAACAGACGCATATAGGGTCTCTGCTCATTCACAGGAGCTGTATAAAATAACACATCGGCTCCATCAAAGTCAGTTGGTTCTGTCCAAATCAGCGACATATATTTTGTTCCCACTGTTTTCAGCTCTTTCAGACTTACAGTACCAAGCAAATCACTGAGAACTGCGGTTTGGCTGAGTTTTGCTGAAATATACGTTTCCACTGATGCGGCAAATTTCGTATCTTCTTCAGAAAAGGAATACTCGGCTTGTTGGTTTACTGCTGGAAAATAGGGATAAAACAATCCATACCAGTCACGTGCTGGCATTGCCCCAGCTGTTCCGCGATACTGGCGTAAAAGATATTGGAGTGTGTAACAGTGAAATACAGGTAATGGGGTTTTTTCTGAAGGCGAAAATGCTTCTCCAAGAGTCACACGACCACGCGCTGAAAATCGTACTGGCTTTTTATTTCCATCGGTGTCCACAAAATCATCTTGGAGAATGCTTCCACGAATCGTCCGTTCAGGGTCTGGAAGAATGATTGGCTTATCACCAGACTCATTCATCCAGGTTCCCGTTGCATTCTGAAGACCATCTTCATCCTCCAATCCTAGAAATGTGTATTTGGGAAATAAATCCTCTTGTTTTCCCTGTTGAAGCCATAGGGCGCGTTGAAGATCTTCAATCGTATGAAATGGCGCAAGACCTGTGACAGTGACCTCTTCTGGTGCTCCTGAGTTATGTATTATTACACGAATCTCTTCTGTTCCTTGTGTTAACGACTCAAGAGGCGAAGGCCGCATTAGCCTATTGAGTTTATCAAAGAGCGGGGTGCCCTCCATCCTATCTGGATTGATTCAAAAAGGGGTGACATCTAACCGAGTTTACCAATCACAAAGTTGGTTCCTTCTTGATCTTTCGCAGGATCATATTTGGGGGAATCCGTAATATTGATTCCGCAATAGGTCGTAGGGTGACTTTTGAAGTCCACTGGTTTATACAGACCACGCTGTTCAGCCTCACGAATGAGCCAACCAAAATTGTTCCAGAACTCTGGTTCGTGACCGATGCTTTGAGTAATCATGTGTGCCATTTCATGAAGCGCAACGAAGACCATCACATTGATATTGACCAATTGCTCTGTTCCATCCCGCTGACGGAGACAAAAATGGACTGATTCACCCTTGTTTACACTATACGATGTGTGCTCGGCATCAGGAGTAGACTCAAGGAAGCGTTGCGGATCAGCCCGAAAGTTCTGGACGAGGCGTTGAACTTGCGGCTTATTCGGATATGCCTCTTTCAGAGCATCGGTCAGTTTTCCTAAAGTCATACGGAGGTTGGCGAGTAAATCAGCGGCCTTTTGCTTATCCGGGAGGTCTCTTACCTTGTACTCTCGCCCATCAACAGTGCTTCTTTGTGACACTATTGGATACCGTGAATTATATCCTAGAGCATTCTGGACAAGGCCAGAAAGCTGTCCCAACAAGGATTCATTCATTCTCCTACTAGAGAGGCGAGATGGTCGGCAAGGATGTGTACGAATTACTGGAAAGTTTACAATATGGAATGTTGTATATTTTCTTTGCCTTTGCTGGTGGAGTTGGACTAGATTACTTGTTTCCTGTGTATGATGAAAAGAAGCCGATTAATGAAGTGAGTCGTGAAGTGATTGCTCAAGCACTGTTGTTGATTGCCACTGTATATTTTGTACGCTATATTGTCAAGAGTGTCCCTATTGTCTTCCCTTATCCTCGTGGAAATTCGTACATTCCCTATAAGACTGCGGAATTCAATGGAGAAATGATGATGGGATTTGTGTTCTTGAGTTCCCAGTTAAATATGCTGAATAAGATAGATTTGCTCAGTAAGCAGATTTATAAGCTATTCTTCAAAGAAGAACGGAAACTTCAAGATAAGGCTGAGCGTGAGGTGACCTTGCTGGAAAATGGCGTTGCCAAAAAGGTCAAGATAGTGGAAAAGCGGTTTGGACTCTAAGGAGCCGTATTTTTATAAGGGTGGGTTGGGGGAAGATTTGCGGAAAATCCCCATTTCCACGCTAAATAGCCTTCCATTTGTTGCACTTCTGATGTATTCAATTTAGTTGTGTAATAGCACATTTCTCCTAAATATAATCCTGGAGGTTCGCTTGCATATCCAAGACCGAAAGTAATATCTTGAATCGATGTGGTTGTTGTTGGGGCAGTGTAAATGGTTGAACCATTATACCGAAAAATTGCTTCAGTGGTATCTCCATCACGAGTTATACTTATAATATCAGGTAATCCGTCGGCTGAAAGTTGTTCTGAATTATATAACGTTCCACCATCTAAATTAAATACACGTTTATATCCAGAATTATCATACCCCAGAAACATATCGTAGTTTGAACGACTTTGTATAGGATTTAGTTGACCATATCCTGCATTTACCGCAGCTCCAAGAAAAAAATACGAAATAGAAGGACTTTCCACAAAATTATTAATCGCATTTCCATTATTAGCATTAAT